GCCTCCACCAACCCCCCCCCCGCCCCCCCCACCCGCTTTCCCCCCCCCGCCGCTCCCCTCGGGCGCCCGCACCGCCCCTGCCGTGCTCCTCGCCGCCCCCCACTGAAAAACACACCCCGCGGCGGCTCTCCCGCCGGCTCCCGCGCCGCATCGCGCCCCCCTGCGGGCCCTGTACACCGCCCTGCCGCGCCCTCTCCGAAAAACACACCCCACAGCGCACCGCCCCGACCCGGCAGCGCCCGCGCCGCTGCGCTCGGGCACTCCCAACCGCCCGAAAAACACACCTTGCCGCCGTCGGGCGGTGCGCCCCATCGTCTCCACTTTCTCCGACTCCCTGAGTTTCGACAGAAACTCGGGGGCTTCATATTTTACAACATAAAAAAGGTTCAGACATTCCCGATGAATAAAGGGAAGTCAATAATAAAAAGGTGGTTTTTGTTCATAGCCGTTTGAAGCGCAAAACGCCCACAAAATGGACAAAAAACAGACATTCAAAGACAGATTTTCCAACAAGAAATTGGGCATCTGTGATTTTTGTGCGATTGCTAAATGTTGTTATATCAACGATTTGACCTTGTATTTCTACTGTATTGTTGAGTATAATTGTAGTGAATTAACGCAACAAGGGGACAGATTTCCCGACAGATTCCCATTTTTGGGCGTTTTTCATGGGATTTTGAGTCGCTTTTGAGCGTGTTGAAAAACAGTTATTCACATACTAATTTTATATTGAAAATGCAGTACTTTGAAGCAAGCACCGAGTTTGTTCTAAGAAAGAGCACGGGCAAGAAAAAGGAAGAGAAACCGTGCAGTATCTATGCGAGCGTTGAATGCTCATGGAGGGGGAAAGAGCCTATCTATTTGAGCACGGGCAAGAAAATATTGCCGTCGCTATTCAGTAAATCAGGAAAGCCAATCTTTTCCGACTTTGAAGAAGGCACAAAGCCTTTTCAGGAAATGCGTGAATTGGCGATCCATCTCGACACCATCAGAAAGAGAATCGATGATATTGTTTTTGAGATAAACACGGCCAAAACTGAAATCAACCTTAGCACGATTGATGAGAAGATAAAAGCAATCATTCAAGGGACACAACAAGAAGAAATCACGACGCTCGAGCGTTTTGTTGTGAAAGCGATTAAGCGCCCAAAACTCGTTCCATTTCTCAATGCTGTTGCGGTTGTGTATTTCAAGCAGTCGTTGGAAAAAGGCCTTTTCATTAAACACTCAGTACAAGAAATTTGCGATTATCTTTCAGGAATGGGGATCACAAATGCTTTCTTGAAGAAAATGAGCAGCAACAAGATACAGAAAGTGTTTGATTATATCTCCAATAGCTATGCACCCACAACTTACAATTGTATAGTGAAAGCCACTCGCAGTATTTTCCGTGAACTGTTTAATATCAACCTGAATTTAAGCACCGCAAAGATTCAGGAGGGGGACAAAAAAACGCGTTGCATTCTCTCAGAAGAAGAGATTGAGATCGTTTTTAATGAGTGGCAAAAAATTCCACCCACCCGCGGCAAAATCAATCATTCAAAAGCAAAAGAAGATTTGAAATTCAACATTGAGATGACCAAGACCATGCACATGTATATCGGTTTCTTTCTTCTCCAATGCTTGTGCTGTGTGCGATATTCTGACCTCAGCAAACTTGTATCGTTCATTCAGAAGAACCGTGCTGAAATTGTGCAGCAGATTCAAGAAGAAGGGTGTTATCTGCTTGACATCACCACTCGCAAGCGGAGTGAACAAGTAACTATTCCTATCAATCACAAAGTGGTTGAGATTGTAGACAAGCTCTCATTGGATCGCAATCTTGCTCCATTCATGAAATTGCAATTAAAACAAGATGATATTGCGTGCGCAATTGATTCTTATCGCAATAAAAAGCGCTCATTGAATGAGGTCATTGAATGTTTTTATAATACCAATTCCATCGTGTCCAACGCACTTGAAATTTACAGCAAGAACAAGAACATTGAACAACTGTTTTTCAGCGCAAGAAGAGAAACCAATAACAACAAGGCAATGAATCAACACCTTCAAAAGTTCTTTTCTCAACTCGTTCAGGAAGAAAAAATTGCAGATGAACAGGTGCTCACAAGAAAAAAACAAGAGGGACGCACTATTTATATAAAGGTAAGCAAGTGGTCAGGGATCACAAGTCATAGTGGCCGCGCAACATGGTGCTGCCACGCATTCAAGAGTGGTTTGAGTGAAGCGCAAATCATTGCAGTTTCAGGACACCGCGATTTCAAAACCACATATAAGCACTATTTGAATGATGATAGTAAGAGAGTGCAGCGACGATTGGAAGCGCTCAGAGGCTTTCAGTTACAACAACAACAAGCAACCGCATTGAATATGCAATAATCTGACATTCTATTTATATATATTTTTCTTTTATTTTCTCCTCTGCATTATCCCAATTGGGAGGTGTAGAGGTTTTTTTTGTGCGCTTTTTTCTCGTTTTTCTTCCTCAATGCGCGCATTTTTCTCGTTATCGCACTATTTATATATAAATAAAATAACAGAATAAAGAATGTATATATGAATAAAGTTGAGATTTCAATCATTGTATTTTTTATCGCGTTTGTGATTCTACTGTTTCCAACTCAAACGCATGCAGTCCTTTTTTGGCTCTTCAAAGCCTTATATGAGACAATCACGTATTTAATACCCATTGCATTGGCGTTGCTTGTTATTTGGGGGATTTACTACTATGATAATAAGAAGGATAATGATGAGAAGAGATGACAGCAGTAGAACAGAGAATCAATCATCAGGAGATGAAAGATTTCCAATTATCAAAAACGCTTCTGACTTCTCATTTCAACGCCCAAGGCATAAAGGTGGAGAAGTTCATACCACGAGAAAAAGGTTGTTCTGTGGACGCTCTTATTGATATTGAATATAAGGGCAATAAACGGACGCTTAACCTTGAAATAAAGGAGCGACACAAGAGCGATGATCTAATTCAACGATTCCCATTTGCTGAATTGAAGGTTGAGAAACTGAACAACATGCGATTGGAGAATAAGAAGAATAAGGGTGATTTGAAGTACCTTTCATTATATACAAATACCAATGGGGAATTGGAAGCAGCGTTTTATTTTGATCTTAAAGACATTCAGAACGACAATTTCCCAATGCGTGATTGGAAAGCCCCAAAGGAAAAAGGATATCAACAACCTGATGAAGTGGGATTGAAGTTTGATAATCAGGGCATTCCCTTTGTTGGAAAACGTTTTATCAGTGAGCAAACCGATTATCACTATACTTATATGAGGATGAAAGACACTCAATTTGAAGAGAAGTCACGCATTAGCGATAAGTTGGTGCTAAACATTCCGCTCAAATTTGCCAAGATTGTGTATCTCAATCCCAAATATCAAAATAAATTCCCGTTTCTATTTGGAAATAATCCAAGGAAGCAGTATAATTATAATATAAGAACGACATGCCCACTATAAATAAACCCAAGAAACGCAACAACAGCAGAAAGAAACACGGCGTTCATGAGCTTATCCAAAAGCACGTTTACTCAACCACAAGGTGGCAACGCGTTAGAAAGGCATACTTCATGGAACACCCCCTTTGCGAGCGTTGTTTGGCAGAAGGTAGAACAAAGGAAACAGAGGAGATACACCATATCATTCCACTTAAAACGTGCAATGGTGATTTGAATTATCTGCTTCAACTCGCTTTTGATTATGACAATAACCTAATGGCTTGTTGTACGCAATGTCATGAAGAAATCCACGCGGAAATGCGTGCAAAACACAAAAGAAAACTCACGCCGTGAAGGCGTTATTTCATTCATATCAGTTGTTTTTTTCACGCCCAAGTTGCCAAGTATTGGTGATTTGGGCATTTTTTTGTGGAAAAATTTGACTTTTCATCTCGTTGTGAGTATAATTTATATATAACAACTATTTATTTGTTGAAAAATAACAAACAACGATATGAGAAATAATTTAAGTACTGTGGCCTATCAGGCCAAACCCAAAGAAAACGTTGGGAAAATCACCTTTCAAGAACATGATAATCTAAATGTAGGACAAACGCTCGCTTTATTATGCATGGGGCGTTGTCTATGCGCAAATTATAAGCACAAAGGGGATAACCTAAGAATGCACGAGAAGAAAGCTGATAATTTCATTTCAACGCATTTTGTGTTTGTTGATTGCGATGGTTCAGATATTGGCGCAACGCAATTTTGTGAGAATATCCATGAAGAATATAAGCCCACGTGCTATTATTCCTCATATAGCGATGATAAGAACGGCGCTCGTCGCTTTCATCTCCTTTGGTTCTTTGATGAACCATTGAACTATATCCAAGCACAGACAACGGGCAAATTTCTAAATTCCGTATGTGTAAAAGCAGCAGAGGGAAAAAATGTCGCAATCGATACTTGTAATAATCCCTGCCAAATGCTTTTTGGGTCGTTTATGCCAAATGAGAAGGGCAACACTAATAAGCTGTACACATACAATGAAATTATCTCCTCTGATGAGTTTCAAGAGTTTGATATGAATGATATTGAGGAGAAGGAACAGAAACACGCTCACAAGTCCAAAAAGACGGCAAAGAAGAAAGAGAATGTTCCTTTCATTGATCTCAATATGATTAAATCGTTTCTTGGAGATTCAGACGCTGTATTTTTTGAGAAGCACCAAAATACATATTTCAAGGGGTGGATGAATTATCGCTATGAAAAAGCCGATGAATGGTTTCTTTCTCCTGATTCAGGGATTGCCTACCAATATACAGATGAGAATTATTTTGCGTTACCTTATTGGATTCACAACGGGCATTTCTCTGAATCGTCCTCGGAAAGCATTAAGAATTGGTTCATGCGAGAATTAGCTATTGCAATGCTGATTAACCAAGGAGTGGATATAAACCGCGTTGCTTTTAGGCTATTATTAAAAATCAGAGAGCAAAACGTTGATTCAAAAGGTTTGCTTGACCAACATGCGATTGTTTCAGCAATGGAACGCGCTGCAACCATGACAACAGAAGAGATTAAAACGGAATATGCTGACCGCCTTTCTTTTTTGCGGGAAGTTTCAGAGCTTAAATCGGGGGTTATAATCAGGAAGAACAAAACCAATCGTGTTATCGGATATAACACGCTATTATCCCAAGTAAAAAAGGAATTGGTTCTTTCTGTTGTTTCAGGACAAGAAAGCCCCCAAGAAGCCCTTGCGATTGTAGAAAAGAACGACAAAACAAATCGTCTGAAAATTACTCTTCCTTGGATGGAAAACTTCTACTATAGAGTAATGAAATTCACTCAGGAGAAACAAATGACCAAAGTAGGCATGCAGCAGAAAGCAATCCGTGAACTGTTGGAAGAGGATAAAAATTTATCTGTGCGGAAATTATTGGCGTTATTGAAAGAGAGGAAAGGGATCACAATTGGTATTGCTACATTACAGCGACGATTGAAGGACTTGCAGAATTGCAATTAGTTTTATATATGTGTTTGTACCACTATGCGTTTATAACGTGTGGTGGTTTTTCTTTTATGTGCGTTTATTTGACGTGTAAGCGCTCTTCTAATCTCCAATGATACATTGTGCTAATCCCGTGTGTAATGTCTTAGAATGCTTGTGTTTCATTGGTCGGTTGTTGGTTGTAATAATACCAATGAAGAAGTGGGGTTTCAAGGTGTTCCATTTTCTGAAATAGATATAACATTCTTCTCTGCTCACCTCTATATAATAAAATCAGATTGTGGAACACCCCACAACCCAACGATAAGTAACACCCTTGTAGGTATAACGGACTAACAAACGAGTGAAGCGAGTTACAAGAAAAAAACAACCTATGGATTATGACAAAGTGGAATAATCCCCATAACATAGGGATAAAACCATATATGGATTATATGGGAACATTCCAATCATATCCAAGGATAACCGATTATCAAGATACAAGTACACATGAACGAGTAACACGAGTTCATACATGAATGATGAGTGAAACGAGTTCATGAATGTAATACTTGAAAGTAAGACCCTATAAAACCATATAAAGGATATAACCAATACAACAATCGCAGATTGCAATATATCATTATATCCAACGATACCCCGATTATCAACGTTTATATCCGTTCTACTGCATTATATCATTCCAAGCGTGGAAACGTTCAGGAGGGCAAATATAACGCTTATATGGAGGAAAAAACGGGAAAATAAATATCCGCGCAACCTTGACAAATTCCAAGTATCGCACTATTTATTATAAAGGACAAATGAAAAACGACAATGAAGAGAAAACCAAACAGCGCAAACAGCTATCAGACGCTCTAATTGCGGGTCTTATAGAAAGATATGGAGTCGTGAATGATGAGAATGAGGTGGAAATACCTGATGAGTGGTATTATCTCATCGACACGTTCAAAATGCAATATAACCTCCAAAAGCAATGTGAGAAGGAAATCCGAGAAAAGGGGATTTGTAATTATGAGAACGGCGCAAAGCGACACCCTCTATTAACCACGTTGAAGGAACTTGTCGCAAGTAATATGCGCATAATGAATGTATTAGGGTCAAATCCTTATTACAAAGAGCGTTGCAAGCCCAAGGAACAAAGCAATGAAGAAATAAGCGCTGAGGACTTTATTAGCGCATTAACCTCAAATTCTTATGAAGGAGAAGAGTGACAATCGGGGCAACCTTGATTCTCTTCTCAAATATAAGCAATATGCGTTGGACGTTGTACAAGGAAAACAAATCGCTTGCAAATATGTAATTCAGGCGTGCGAGCGTTATTTGTCGTGGTTTGATAGACCTGATTTCATATTCAGACCTGAAAAGGCGGACGCGGTAATAAATTTCATTTCCAAGTTGAAGCATTATTCAGGTCGTTTCAATCGCAAACCATTTCTCTTGTTGCCTTACCAAAAGTGGATGATATATTCAATCTTTGGTTGGTATTACAAGGACGACCCTGAAACCCGTGTTACTTCCAAAATCTATGTGGAATTATCAAGAAAGCAGGGTAAGACGACCTATCTGAGTGCTATTTCACTGTACTGTTTACTTGAAACGCCCGCGGCCGAGTGCTATATGGTGGCCAACAATGCAAAACAAGCCAAAATCTGTTTTGATATGGCTTCCAATTTCCTTTCATCAATTGATCCAAAGGGCAAGTTCTTTGAAAGGTATCGTGATTCAATCAGGTTCAATGCAACCAAATCCAAGATTCAAGTGCTCTCAAATAATAGTAGCGGAAACGACGGCTATTCACCGAGTTTTTTTGTCCTTGATGAAGCGCATGAACAGCCCGATTCCAAGGCTTGGGACGTTATGATTTCAGGCCAAGGGGCACGATATAACGATAATTGCTTGGCTGCTATTATCACAACTGCGGGATTTAATAAGTACCTATTCTGTTATGAATATCGGCAAACGTGTTTGGAGATTCTTTCAGGTCTGAAAAGTGATGACTCGCAATTTATTGCGATATACACCCAAGATGAAGATGATGATATTTTCAATGATGAAGAATGTTGGGTAAAGAGCAACCCAAGTTTGGGGGTCACTGTTTCAAAAGAGTATTTAAGAGAACAGGTTCAGAATGCACAGAACAACACTTCATTATTGACGGGCGTTCTTACCAAGAATTTCAATAAATGGGTTGACGCGCAAGATACATGGATTACACACGATGAATTATTAGCATGTTCTGAATCGTTTGAACTAAGCAAATTTAATCCTGATGAGGACTTATGCACGGTGGGAATAGATTTGGCCTCTGTATCAGATTTAACGGCGGTCTCAGCCCTTGTATATAAGGACGATAAATACTATTTTAAGAGTTGGGCTTTTGTTCCTGAATCTTGCCTTAATCCAAGCAATTCCAATTGTGAATTATATAGGCGATGGAAGCGAGAAGGTTATTTGCACGTTACAAATGGGAACGTTACAGACTATGATTACATATTGCAGCTATTAGGCGATTTCCCCCTTACCATCTCTTCTATCGCATATGACCAATACAATGCAACTTCATTTGTAATTTCAGGGCAATCGCTGTTTGGTTTGAATTTTGAACCATACTCACAAAGCATATTCAACTTCAACCGTCCCACGCGGGAATTTGAAAGACTTCTCAAAAGTGGAAAGGTCGTGCTCGACTATAATCCAATTACATTGTGGTGTTTCTCCAATTGTGTTTTGAAGCATGAACCATCGTGTGACAATGTGAAGCCGATTAAATCAGGAAGCGGAAAATCAGAGAAGAAAAGCGGTCAAAATAAGGTGGACTTGGTCATAAGTTTGCTTCAATCACTTGGCCGATTCTTAGAAAATCCGATACTTGACACCTCAATATAATATAGAAAAAATCAATAATACCAATGAAACTATTTGGTTTGACAATAAAAAGAGAAACGCGGAATTTAGAACAGCCGTCTATTAGTTATGAAGAAAGAATCGGGCAAGGGCTTAATACATTCCAAGACCTTTTCAATAACAACGACCGTGCACAAAACCTTTCATCGGTCTATAGGTGTGTCGATTTAATCAGTTCAACGGTGGCAAATTTACCTTTGAACGTCTTATATATCGACAAGAAGGGAAACACACGAGAACAAAAAAATCATCGCTTACAGAAGGTATTTGACAACATGGTGATGACAAGATACAACTTCATGAAGAAGTTGATTTCAGATGTCCTATTAAGGGGGAATGCCTTTTGTTACTTGAATCGGAATGAGCAAGGTGATGTTGTGGACATTACATATTTAGAGCCGTCTGATGTGTCGGTGTATTGGAACAAGCAAAAGCAAGAATTGTATTACCAAGTGCCTTTCTTGAATAAGGTGAAGAAGATTGAGCCTTTTGATATAATCCACTTGCAGAACAATTCAAGTGATGGAATACACGGCCAATCTGTACTTAGTTTTGCCGCTCGTCAATTACAAATTGCACACGGGGCGGAAAATTCAGCAAAACAGATATTCCAAAGTGGTGGGCAGCCCGCCCGTGGTGTGCTCTCGACGCTCAGCGCAATCAGCAAGAAACAGAAAGAGGATATCGCTAACAATTGGACGCAATCGACAAATGGTGTCTTGGTGTTGAGTGGAGATATGAAATATCAGGCGTTGAGTAGTAATGCAGAAGAAATGCAGCTCTTAGATTCTCGCAAATTTAATGCAATCGAGATTTGTTCATTCTTTGGTGTACCCCCTGAACTTGTAGGAATGGGCGGAAAAACAAGCAATGTGGAGGACTTAATGAACTTATTTCTTACAACCACGATTCAGAACTACATTTCAATGATTGAGCACGAGTTCAGTCGCAAGATGTTCAGCCCACAAAGTCAAGGTAAATATAAGATTGATGTCGATGAAAATTCAATGCTTAGAATGAGCGCAAGTGCAAAAGCAAACTATTATTCAACGCTCTTGCAAAACGGTTGCCTTTCAATCAATGAGGTTAGAAATGAATTGGGCTATGAAAGCATTGGAGAACAAGGGGACAAACATATTATTCCATTTACTGATATCAATATGAACACGATAAATAATTCAGACACACAAGAAGAAGAAAATGAAGGAACAGAAGGAAAAGGAAATTGAGAAAAGAGGTGGTGAACTCGCTATCCAATATGAAGATAGAATCGTTTCAGGCTATGCGGTCATTTTTGAGACATGGAGCAACGACCTTGGTTTTTACGAGAAGATATTGAAGGGCGCAATTACAGAAGAAACAATTAAACGTTCAGACGTTATTTGCAAGCTCAATCATGACGACCAAAAGGTATTAGCACGTTCCAAATATGGAGAAGGCAGCCTTATATTAGAAGTCGATGAGAAAGGCCTAAAATACACGTTTGAAGCCCCAAAAACACAATACGGCGATGAGTTGCTTGAATATCTGAGAAGAGGAGATATAACGGGCAGTAGCTTTGCATTTACTATCGCTGAGGGTGGTGATGAATTTTCTTATCAGTGGCCTTTTGATAAAGACGCAGACCCCGTGCTTTGCCGTGAAATCTCAAAGGTTGATTTATTATTTGACGTTAGCCCCGTGTTTACCCCCGCATATGAAGCAACAAGCGTTCAGAACAAGCGCAAATTGGAAGAGGTGGAATTGAAGAGCACTGAGATAAACAATATCATGGACGCGACGATAAAAGAATTTGAGAATTTGTAATCCAAACGTTGTAATTATCACGATAAGAGACTATTTATATTATATGAGAAGCACATATCATATTAAACAAGAGATTGAGGAACGCAAACTTCAAATTGCCGATGAGAAGAAATCGATTACCACTCTTTGTGAGGAACGCAAACTTCAAATACGTTCATTCTCGCACGACGATAAACAGAAAATGGACGCAGCAAGAGAAAGAATCAACGCCTTAAATCTTGAAATTGAACAGCTCAATGAAGAGTTGAGAACCAAAGAACAGAATTATAATTATAATAACAATACAGAGAAACAAATGGAAAAGAGAAGCTTTTCATTACTTGGCGCAATCCGCGCTGTATCAGAAAATAGAAGTTTAGACCCAATTGCACAAGCCGTGGTTTTAGAAGGTCAGGCAGAAATGAGAAATCGTTCCCTCTCGTTGGTAGGACAAATCCAATTACCCACCGCCGTTGAAGAGCGTGCAATCACTGTTCAAAGTGAAGGTGAAGATATTGTCGCTACAAACTTAATGGACGTGATGGGTAGCCTTAAAGCTAAAAATGTACTCGTTCAGGCGGGCGCAAGAGTGCTCGAGAATCTTACGGGCGATGTACAATTTCCTCTCTCGAGTTCTGCAAATTGTAGTTGGGAGGGAGAAACAAGCGAGACGGCCGCAACTGATATGACATTCACCCACGTGAAATTATCTCCAAAGCGTTTGTCTTGCGTTGTAGACGTTTCCAAGCAATTCTTGTTACAAGATTCCGCAAGCGCTGAGCGTGTAATCCGTGAAGAGATTCTTTCAGCTATCAACAGCAAGTTAGAAAAAACGTTCCTCGGTGCTGAACAAGGCACAAACACCATGCCCCAAGGCCTTTTCTACAATAACGGAACACCCCTCACAGAAGTAGCAAAATTCAAAGACCTTACAGACCTTGAAGCTGATGTTGAGAATGCAAATGTTGATGGCAAAGTTGTCTATCTTCTTTCTCCAAAAGCTAAGGGTGCATTGCGCAACATGGTGAAGGGTGATAAGACGACAAATCTTGTATATGAAAACGGCGCAGTTGATGGAACGGAAGCCCTCAGCACAAGCAACATTGCAGAAAAACGCTTTGCCTATGGTGACTTTTCTAATGTTGTAATTGCCAATTGGGGTAATTTGGATATCACTGTTGATCCAATTACAAAAGCAGCAAGTGGCCTTGTGCGTTTGGTAGTAAATTTCTACTGCGACGTGAAAGTGCTTAGACCTGAAACAATTAAGGTTGGTGCATTGAAATAAGATTCATAACGATAAACAGATATGGAAATTACATTGGATGAAATAAAGCAACATTTGAACCTTGAAGCTGATTGGCATGGGGAAGATTCCTATCTCCAAAGTCTAATCGGTGCAGCAAAACAAGTTGTTGAAATGCATATCTGTGATGATATTGATGGCAAGAGTGAGGGGCAATTGCCTCTTGCTCATGCTATTAAATTGCTTGTTGGTACATGGTACATGAATCGTGAGAGCCTTTCAAACTTACAGAAAGGAAATCATTCATTTGAGTACATACTTTCATTATATAAGAATTATTCAGGTTGATAGATATGTTTGCAGGAAGTTACAGATTAAGATTAACGGTTGGCGTGAAAGGTGGCCGTGAAGAATATGCATTTATGGCTCACAGCCCACAAATCAAAAAACCGCCCTATAAAAATGTTGGTTATTCTCAACAATCGATCACCCCAAGCAAAGACTCAAAAGTTATGCTTGCTCGTGAAGTGAAAGACAGCCAATCAAAATATGGTGAATTTGGTGAAGCTATGCGCCCAATAACAAGCCGATTATTTGCCGTGAGAGATTATCATGATTGGATGGCTGAGGGCGACATTCTTTCCCTTGAGTCGAGAAAAGGGGATGAATATAAACACGCTTTTAGGATTGTAGAAATGCAACACAAGCCCAAGTTAAAGGAGATATGGCTTTTCTGTGATCGGACACAGAATAATATTTTAGTTACCTAATATATGAACATTGCAATCAAGGTACTCAGAAACACGGCAAAGGATTTTGTTACTTCATTGAAGAAAGAATCGATGAAGGCAAGCCGCCAAGCAATAAATAAATGTGGTTTGCAGCTCAGAAATCAGGCAAGGAAGAATCTCCGTTCATCGGGCATTCATATCACAGATAGTAGAACTCGCAAAGGAAATAAGCTCTACAATGATAGGTTGCTTGCAGGTATAAGAGCGGGTAAGACATTCCGCAAAGACAATTCATTTGCAAGATATGTGAGGATTACCAAGAACAAAAGGAACAAGCAAAGCGGATGGTATCGTTTAGGGTGGTTGAATCATGGAACAAAAGACCGTTTCAAGAAAACCAACGGCCGTTCAACAGGTTCAATGCGAGCGACCAATTTCTATGATAATGCGCTTTCAACCTTTGATTTCAAAACCAAATATGAACAAGAAATGGATAAGGCCTTAGCCAAGATAAAAAAGTAGCACGATGATAAACACATTCTATTTAGGAGCAATAATTACAAGCAGCCTTGAATTTGTGCTCGGAGAATATCTATCTACTCCACAACAAGGCACTCCGCAAGGTGAGGGTGGATATGAGGAAGGAGAACCACCAATTCACATTTATCCATGTACTGCCTTTCCTGATGATTTAGATATTATCTATTCTCAGCGATGGATCACATTCAAAAGGACAAGCACCACCCCAAGCTATACCAAAGATGGCCTTGTATGTGATAAGGTTGAGTTCATGCTAAATATATGTTGTGGTTCATATTCTGAGTCCACGGTCTTGGCGTCTTATATCAGAGAGTATTTTTGCAATAATGTTTTGCGAGATTCTGAGGAACTTGAGGACGCAACATCGTTCCTAAAAAATTGCCGCCTTGAAGACGCCTCAGAAGATTTTGAACAAGACGTTTATATACAAACTCTTCATTTCAGCGGTGAAGTATATTACACGGAAAAGAAAGAACAACCAACAACAACAGAAGATTAAAATAAAATAAATTATAATTTATACTATATGGCACAAATGGAACGAGGAGATGATATTATGCTCTTTGACGACAAAGGAAAATCACTCGCTTTTGGCAAATCTCATACCCTCACAATCGGTGTTGAAACGCAAGAAGTGAGTACAAAAGACCACGGAATTTATAGTGGCAAGAAAGGAACAAAAATCAATTGGAGCATTTCCGCTGAACACATGTACAGTGAAGGGGCTTATGACCAATTATTTGATAAGATGGTTGCTCTCGAGCCAATCACCGTTTATTTTGGTAAGAAGAAGAGTGAAGCGGCTGATAAGACTGTTGCGGACGGCGACCTTGATGCGTGGAAATCAAATACACCAACGCAAAGCACCCTAAGAACAGGACAAGTAATTATCACCAAACTCGACTTGCAAGCTCAATCGGGCGATAATGCAACGTTTAGCGTTGAGTTTGAAGGCGTTGGTAAGATTTCAAAGGCAAAGACAATCCCCGCCTAAAAAAAAATGGGTGATTGGTTTGGAATTGCACAACAATCGGAGTATTATATGAGTGACCAAGGAAAGCCCTTGGGTCACTTTTTTATTAACAATCAAAATACTATTAAATTATGCAGTCAGATGTTTTTATGAAAATTAGAGGTGTTGAATTTGTGGTTGAGTATAACATGCGCACGTTGCTCATGTATGAAAAGCTCACAAACGCAAACCAATCATTCAACCCCAACAAGTTGGAAGATTTTTGTTTCCCCAAAACCTTGGAAGGAATTTGCAAACTGCTTTATTGTTGCGTTGTAACAAGTGAAGAGGCAAGTGAATTGGATATTACCTATGAAGAATTTATTGATGAACTTGGCACATCACAATTCCCATATATATCATTATCGGAGTTTACAACCTTTCTAAATGAAATGAAAGAGTGGAGTGCCTTTCAGGTGAAGAAACATAAGAAGAGGAAATAAATTGCTTGGCACTTGAAAAAAAACAAGACCAAGACACTATTTATATATGAGAGGTATGAGGGAAAACCTTGTATCTCTCATTATTTGATAATAACAATATAATGACAAGTAAAATGAAAGTAACAATCAAAGAACAAGAAGTGACATTGCGCTATTCAATGCGTTCACTCTTTATGTATGAGAATATTACGGGGCAATCATTCAATCCCAAAACATTACAAGATTTCTGCACATTCTTCTATTGCGTTGTGTGCTCTTCAAATAAAGACCTTGACCTAACATTTGATGATTTCATTGATGAAGTAATTGACCCCAATCCACAAGTCATGAATGAGTTTGCGGAATGGTTGAGTAAGACCATGCAGAAGAACACGTTTTTAAGTGGACAAGTTGAGAAGGAATCCAAGGGCAAGGGCAACAAAAAAAAATAGTTCATGAGCTGTTCAGGTTGCTTTGTTTTGAGTTCAAATGCTGCACAATCCCCTATTTCTTTGATGAGATGGAAGAGTATGAAGTGCAAGATATAATCTCAAACTTGGAGTACTATGAACGCCCTGAATGGGAAAGAACACGATTCCAAACTTACTGCAATCTTCAAAAGAGTAGTTCAAAACGCCTTTCTCCCACCGACCTTATTGCATTCCCATGGGAAAAGGAAGAAAGCAGCACAGAGCAAATAAACGGCAATTCCGAGCCTTTGACCAAGGAAGATATACAACGGCTTAAAGAGCAAGCAAAAATAATATCACAGACATTAGAAGACCAATAAACCGATGGCAAAAAATGACTTTTCAATACAACTAAGCGCCGATGATTCCAAACTCATTTCAGCGTTGAATAACAGTAAACAGAAACTCCAACATTTAGAATCCGCTTTCCAAAAGGCAGGTTCTAAATCAAAGGTTTTTGGTTCTGCAACTGAATCACTTGGCAGCCAATTACAAGGGCTTTCAGGGCAATTTGAGGGCTTATTATCATCGCTTGGCGGTTCAATGGAAGGATTAACGGGCGCAATTGGCGGTGGTGTTTCTGAGATGTTAGGAAGCCTTGGCGTTCTTAGCGGTGGTTTTGCTGCATTAGGAGCGGCCGCCGTTGGTGCATGTGCATATATCTTGAAAGGTTTTGATGACCTTAAAAGCGAGATGAACAACTTCCAAGCCGTTACGGATGTAAGTGATGAAGAGATGAAACAGTTTGAACAATCGGCTCGTGAATTATCCAATTCAACGGGCGTTGCAGAAAAATCTATCATTGCATTACAAACGTCGCTTGTGGGTATAACCCCCCAATTGGCACAGAATAGAGAAGCCTTGCTTAAATCCACAGAAGCGGCAATCCTTTTGGGCAAGGCAGGGCGGATTAGCGCAGAGGAAGCAAGCACTGCACTTTCTTCAATCTTAGCTCAATATAACCTTGCAGGTACAGAAAGTTTGAACGTCGCCAATGCGATTGCGGCAGGTTCAAAAGCGGGCGCGATAGAAATTCAGGGGCTCGGTGAAGTGATGCAGAAGGCGGGTACAACAATGAATTCAGCAGGCCTAAATTATGCGCAATCTGTTGCCCTTGTAGAAAGTGTGGGGGATAAATGGATAAATAAGGAGTCTGAATTAGGAACTCACCTACAATCCACCTTCTCAAAACTCCAATCATTGAGAAAAGAGTGGCAGCAGTTCAACCCCGCAATCGTGGGCACAACGCAAGCTCTTGAAAATATGAGTCGTGCGCAACTTAAATATTCTGACCTTGTAGGAATGGTCGGATTACAGAATACGCCCTTATTGCAACAACTCATTGACGCGCGCGCTAAATATCAAGCCCTCCAAAAGGAAGTATCGGGCACGATAAGTGTACAAGACATGGCCGCAAAACAGACGGACACCCTTTCTAATTCTTGGGAGCATGTAAAAACAACGTGGGACAATTTGATGACCTCAATAGCCAATTCAGCCCCTATGCAAGAATTGTATTCATATATCCAATATGTTTGCGACGCGATTAGTGAGATGATTTCATGGGCGGGTGAACTCGTGGATGAGTGGAACAATTTAATGAGTGGATTTGATAGCAGCTTTACTATTTGGGACGCGTTGAAAGGAAGTATTCAATATACCATTTGGCTTTACAAGGTTTTTTCTGAGGCGGTCATTGTAGCTTGTGCGATCGCAATAAAACCAATCATTGAGTTATGGCAAGTGTGCAAGAAATTTGCTACTGATATTTGGAAGAGATTCAGTGATTTCCCCCTTGGCCGCGCCGTGAAGAATGCAGTTATTGAGTCTTGGAGGTGGTTGCAAGACTTATGGGGCAAAATCGTTAAGTGGTGGAATAGCCTCAAAAAATCCCTTGGCCTGAAAACGGATAATTCAACCGATGTAAAACTTAATGTTAAGGAAGATCGCACTGTAACACAAACGTTCAAAGGTGGTGGTTCAGGTCTTCCAAGCATATCATCAGGCAAGAAGGGCGGCAAGAAGGGCGGTTCAAAGAAACATGGAAGTGGTTCAAAGAAAACGGGAATTGAAGCCCCTGAAATTGGCAGCCTAAAATTCTATGAAGATAAATTGCGTGCGATAAATGATGAACTCTCAAAAACCAACGTTTCAAATGGACGTTTGGAACAGCTCAAGATGGAGGCGGCCGTTGTTCAAGAGCAAATCGATAAATTAAAGCGTCGCAATAATTTATTTGACGAGAAGCCAAAACAAACCACCCAAAAAGCAACTGTTGAGCAAGGAAGCATTCAGGAGATTAGTGACCTGATTAGCAGCAAGGAAAGCCAACTTAAAAACTTGAAGGTTGGTTCTGATGGATTCAATCTGTTAGTTCAAGAAATTGAAGAACTCAAAGAGAAAAAAGAGTTCTTAGAACTCAAAATGCACCCCAAGATTGATGAGACCTCAATGAACTCTTTACTTGGTTCACTTGTAAAGGTTCAGGAGCAAATCAACGGGCTTAAATATGAGGTTTCAATCACAACCGATAAATCCAAACTCGAGCTATTAAGAGAACAAATTGATTATCTCACAAACAAAGAACACACCATACAACTAAAGGTAGATGAGAAAAAACAAAATACCATTGCTCAAAATGCTGATGATATAAAAACCAAATATGAGAATTTGGGGCAAGCAGCGCAATCGGTTGGTAATGTGTTCAGTGCTCTTGGGGATGTATCAAATGATTCTTTCCTTTCAATGGTGGGAACAATTTCAGGAGCGGTGGCAAATATACTACCTCAAATTGGGAAATTGATACCTGCATTTCAGGCACAAGCCGTGGCTGCAGGTACAGCAAATGCAGCAGCAGTTCCATTTCCCGCCAATTTAATTGCGATAGCCTCAATCATTACAAGTATCATTTCTGTATTCAGCAGCCTTCCTAAGTTTGCCGATGGTGGTATAGTACAAGGAAAAAGTTTTGGAGATTACAATCTCGCAAGGGTGAACGGCGGGGAGATGATATTAAATACCACCCAACAAGGCCGCCTTTGGAACACAATACAGCAAGGAACAACAAGCAGCGCACCGATGGGTGGAGGTACAGTAAAATTCCACATAGAAGGAAAACAACTCGTTGGAGTGCTCAACAATTATAATTCAAGCAAATCACGTTTATAATGTACAAGTTTGGCTATTTCAGGAACATACAAGACCACCTTTACAAGGTGGTTATCATAACGGATTATCAAGAATATAAAGGACAAGGGCAAGGGGAGGAAATCACTCTTCTTGCCAATCCCATATCTATTGAATATGAAGGCCAAGACGACGTTTTTGCGCCTTATCGCTGTTCAACAATGACCGTGCGATTCTTACAAGAACGCTTTGATGAATCACTTAATAATAGCCTTGGAAATAATGTATTTGTTACCTTGCAGAAGGAAGAAGGCGGCAAATATAAGACCATGTGGCAAGGTTTCAGCACTCCAAATGCCTACAATCAACCGTTTATAAATGTCGTGGGCGATGAATTTGAATTGGAATGTCAGGACGCTTTGAGCACATTGAAGTATTGCTATTTCTCAAAACAGAACACCAAGGATCACTTGACCATAAAGGATTATATTCAACTTGCCTTTTTTCAGTTGGGAAGCATATATAAAACGTGCATATATCCCACAATCCCAAATAACATTTTGGATATGTGCATTCCACAAGAGAATTGGTTTGATGAGGACGATGAAGCGATGAGTTACCTTGAAATCCTTGAAGAGATTTGCAAGTACCTTGGCCTTACATTGACAAGTGAAGGAGAAGACATTCTATTATTAGACCCACATTGCGATGAATATTTTGCATTTTCACTTCAAAGCGGGGAAATACAGCCAATTACATTCATCAGAGAGGAAATCATTCTCAACAAAGAAGACATCTCGTCCAACGACACTAATATTAGCCTTTTGCCCTCATTTAATAAGATAAGTTTGACCGCAAAACATTTTCCGATCGAGAAGAAGATACAGAAGTATCAGGATATGGAATTGGAACATTGTTCAGCCTATGGAGTAAATGGGCAATATGGGGCGTCTATGTTTTGTGATTCAAACGGCACAGACTCTGAACACGTGCAACTATTCAAAGTTTTCAATCAACAAATCGGGGCTTATAATGTATTTATGAGGTACAATCACTTTAATCCCTATGAAGATTTTACATTCTTCTCCCACCAAAAGGACGAGAATAAAGACTACACCACCAAACTACCTATTGCAAATGAAGAGGCATTGAACAAGGATTTCCTATTCTCTCATAACGTTTCAGCCCCTTGTGAATATGAGACACAAGAGACAAAAAAAGAGGAGTGGGGCAATGCACCAAAATCTGTATCACTCAAAAAGGCGTTTGTATTTCATACAGCATTTGGCAACTCTCAAAATAAAGAATTAGTTCTCGACACATCAGAAACAAAAGATTGGACGGCAATAAACCAAACAATCGACCAAGTTTTATTTTCTCATCGGATTGCACACGTTACAACCAACGGGAATCCCAACGGGAATATCGTGAATATCAATTTCAATTTCTCTTGTTATTGGGGTTCATACATGCCTTGTAAGAAGCGACAAAAGAATGATTATAAAGAACTATTGTATCGACTGCGATTTGCGGGCAAGTGGTACAATGATAAAGAAAAGAAGTGGCAAGATAAACCATACAATTGTGCAGTGCAATATGATGATGGAGGCAATCTAATTGTTTCAAATTCAAACACTGATTGGAAGACCTCGCTATTATTTGGAGAACACAAGGGCATAAACGTTCCACTCCCACCAAACCAAACGGGAAACGTCGTTTTTGAATTCATGCGCCCGTTTACTGCAATGAGAACTGATTACAAGTTTGTAAAGGGTGCTTTATTTGATTCTAAGATTCCAATTTACACAAGGACAACAGAAGGCTGCAACCTGATAACGGATTATGAAGCAACTATATATGGACTATCTTATAACACCGACGATTCAGAAACGGTTTATGAGAATCAGCTATCAGATAACAAATTCATTGAGGAGGCAAGCGATATTGAATTGAAGATTTGTACATATGATGGAAAGGCAACAGCATATTCATCACCTTATTTCTACACACAAGAAAAGGGAGTGGAAATGCTCAAATCATTAGATTATGGCCTATTTATTGGAAGCCATGAGGAGTACCTAATAACAAGAGCACTCAATCAATTCCAAAAGCCGCAATTGAAGATGGAGATCACTTTAAATCGTGAAATGAGTTTCAACAGCTCAATAACAAGCTCTTGGTTTCCCGATAAGAAGTTCATTATTTCAGGCTACTCATTTGAACCACAGCAGATGAATTATACTTATACCTTTGTTGAATTGAAGGATATAAGCACCTTTCAACCAATAGTGAAGAAGGACAAGGAAAGAAAGCAGAAACGCAATGGGGATTTGATATACCATGAAGACAACAACAAACCAAAGCACGTTATAACCAACTTCAATGCTGATATATTGAATCTCAAACCAACCAACTTCACCTTAGATAATAAAGGAAACATCATAATGACAATATGATTATCAACCCATATAGACTAATGAAATTCTACATTGATAAGAACACGGGCATGCTAAAGTTATATGTGCCCGATATTATCAAAGATAAGGTACAAGCAGAAATCGATTATTACGACCTAATTATAACAATCAAATAATAGAACAAGATATGGCACAATTCCCAATTGGCAAAGTCATTCCCAATTATTGCGGGCGATATAAAAAGGAATCAAGTTATGAAGAGCTTGACATTGTTGCGCACAATAACGGAACATGGGTATCAATGACCAATAACAACAACACAGAACCAAGTGAAGAGAACACCAAGTGGAAGTTGGTATGCGATAATAGCAATCAGTTAGTAGAAAACAATCTCAAAGTTTTTGGATTGGCGCTTGAAGTAATTGGAAAACGGCTTGAAGACTTAACCAACAAGATCGACCAAAATCAGAAGGACATCGCGGAACAACACGGATTGGTTCTCGATTCAATCAACTCAACAGCATTTGTGAGAACCAAGCTCAATGAGTTTGGAACTCGATTATCCAAGATTGAAAAGAAACTCGGAATCTGA